CTGAGCTCAAAAGAATGCGAAGCACCGTTTTGGCCTCTTCAAGGCTCAAGCTTCCACGTGAAACGAGAAACGCAATGGGGTTTGGGTTGTTCATCCCCCCAATGAAGTCAAGGTAATCCACCACCATGTCCACAACGACGTAATGAGTGATGGTCCCTCTCAATCCAGCGGTAGCATTGGTGCCACCGATAACAAAAGCGGCCGGCGCAAGGCCGGCAAGGTCAATGTTTCCTGCCCCCCATTGGGTCGCGGCAGTATCCCCATCCCTGTTGATGGTGAATTCATTCTGGTCCGCTCCACTACCTCCAGCAATGAACGGGGTGAGATCAAACTCAGCGTTGGCATAGCTTGGAAGCGACCTCGCGCCTGCCATGCCTACCACATTCCCGTATGCTGGCCCTGTGAGAGCCACTCCTGTGACGACTGTCGTGTCGCCGGACGCCCCCGGACCCCGAACTGGCGCCATAACGGCGACCATGGAATTCTGGGTCGAAGGTTAGATTGAGAGAAGTCGCAGACGCAGGGATCGAATCCTCTTGCGCGAGTAATGCTGCTCGATGTCTCGGACGTAGTTCACTCCGATGAGAGGATCGGCCCCAAGGACCGGAACCTCTCCGCCGCCCGTAAGCGCATCCACGACGTTGACACCCGTCAGTGGACGAAAGAAGACCGCATCGTTAGCCCCGATCACGCCGTTTCCAACGTAGACCGAGCCAGTCATCCATGACACGCGGTGGGCCACGAGATCTTTCATCCCGATGAACCGACTACCGTCAGTGAACGTGGCTGCTGCCCGATTCTGCTTCTTTGCTGGCTTCTTGCCGACATTCTGCTTCTTTGCCTTATTGGCTTTCTTGCTAGGCTGATTTCCTGGCATCTCTTGTATCAAACAATATGTTCAATTTTCATGAACACCCGGTTCTCGCTGCGACGAACTCCAAACGTGCCGTGGCACTGTTCGAGTCGCAGCTCAAGCTCACATGGGGGTGTTTGCTAAACACCGCACCGGCTGTCGCCTAGTGCTGTTGCCCAAACCACTGCTTCTCAGCAGTAGTCAGTGTCCCGCAAGCGCGTGAAGACCGGATCCTCCACGTACGCTGGCAAGCAGTCCACCTTCTCCAAGAGTGCTTCAACCCGCGACACATCTGCCACGGTAAGGTCATACCTTTTGCACATCTCTTGGAGAGCCTCACTCCTATCGATATCGACTCGGTCCAACCTGATTTTGTATTCAGCGTTTTCGATTATCAATGAGTGGTCCACGTGCCGCCCTTCCCAGCCCAAACGGCGTAGCAAAGACACGTAGGTACCGAAGATCGGATATGTGAGATCCAAACCGTTGTGAGAACTCGCAAGGGCCCAAGCCATCTTGCGAACGGAAACCCTAGGGTCCGCATCTTTCTTAGCCCCTCGACGGCTATCACGCGCCGGGGCGAAGATTTTCGTATGATTCTTCAACGTCTTGCCTAATTTGAGGCAAGCAGACGGTAGGGGGCACCAAGACACCCCTCCCGCCACTGTTTTCATCCACCAACCCTTCAGGAAGGTGCACTGGCCAAACGAATCACGCGGAACGTATTTCGTCTTAAAGCCAAGTTCACGAGCGGCTTCTCCAACCGTCAAATCGCGT